ACTATATCATCTATTGTATGATTTAAATCTTCATCCTGAATAAAACCTGAAGATAAAGACACTCTTGCATCCTGTGGATCATCACCAGAACCATCCACTGACTCTGGTAAAACAGCTAAACCAGATAACCATCTTGTATGTAACGTCTCATGTAAATATGCATGAGTTGCACCAGACATGATATGTCCATGTCTTTCCTCAGAAAATATAATCTGGACATTATTTGTTGCATCCCAATAAATATATGAAACAAATACATAATCCCTTATTAATTGAACTGTTTGAGAGTCCGTTGGATTAACTATTTCTGCTAACACATCACCATTAAAATAAATAGCATGAAGTCCTTCTGTATCAGCTATCTCTAATGTCTTTGCTGCATCTATTGTATATTTAATTGCTTTATGGTAAAATTCAAACTCATCTACTGCTGGTTCAATTGTAAATGTTCTTGTAATATTAACAAAAGACATCTCAGAATCTGTTCTATTTAAAAATCCCGTAGGCTCATTAAGTCCCTCAGTAAAAACTAACGGAATATTTATTCCACCTATAGTTGCTCCAGCTACGGTAAAATTTGTTGCTCCTGAATGAATGTTCTGAGGAGTAGATAAAGTTATCGTTCCATCAAGATCATCTGTCACTGTTATTTGATTTGCAGTTCCGGCTACCCAACTTTGTAAATTAGCAACACTAGTTAAAACTTTTGAACCATTCGAACTAACTAATCTATTTGCAGTTAAACCAGAATCTGTAATATTTGCAAATGTTGGAGTTCCTGTTGTTGTTACATTTTGATTTATATAACTATGTGAAGAACCGTTACTGCTTATATGGGCGTATGCTGCGTCATAATGTGCTTTAAGCGTTGTTGTCAAATGGACATTAGTTGTTCCCGCAGCCAAATCATCCAAATCTTTTGAAGCAAAGTCGGTGTTAAAATTGGAAGAATCATAAATATCATCCTCGGACATACCTGCTGTATAATGCAATCCACATCTACTACCTGCCGGATGTACACTGGCTGTTGTACTTTCTTGTGCCCGTGTGATATTGTACTTATTGACTGTGCCAGAATATGTTGCAGTAACTATTTCCAAACCTGGGTCATCAGAAGGGTCTGGGAAAGTAGCAAAATTCCAAATAACCAGCCTGAAAAATCCCGCCGTAATGGGCAAAGAATGTCCAGAAGTTACAGTTAAAAAGGTGCCACCAATGCTCAATTCCGCTGACAGCAATCCCTTAGCAAAATTTTTCCGGATAAAACTCATACAATTAACAATGGGTTAATATTTTACTTATTTTGTTGTTACAGAAGCAATATAATCCTTTACAGCTTTTCTAGCAAACGCCCATAAACCCGATTTAGGATCTAATAGTACCGTTTCTATTTCCTTCAAAGCTGCTGCGGATACTTCAACTTCCTCACCCTTGTTAATTTTCATAGCAACATCTACCAAATCCAAAGTTTGAACTTTTTGATACAAAATGTTTGCTATAGTTTTATGAAATGCCGATTCTGGAAGTTTTTGACCGTCAACGTCTACTAGTTTGATTTCTGTGAAGTTAATTTTCATTTTTTCTTCTCCTATGGATTTAAGCGTATTGCCGTCCCTTGAATTTCTATGCTTCCATCCGTGGTTATTTTTAAGTATGAACCCGAAGGATGATTTACCAGAATCTCCCTCGTAGTATCATTAATTATAATAGTGATTCCTTGACGAGTTTTAATAATCTTTTTATAAGGATAATCACTTTTTGCTTCAGTTGGTGTGCCATGAATTCCATCAGAGGCTTCTGCAAAATACACCGGTTGATATAGGTCACCTTTCTCAAAAAAACAAAACACGTAACTACCTACTTCTGGGACTGCAAAATTACCATAATCTACTCCGGCTCCTGACCCTATAGCATTTGCTCTAACGACCCAAGGCAAATCATTAGCAGCAATATCATCAAACACTCCATGGATGTTTACCTTTATTCTACCCAGTTTTAATGGGTCGGACACATCTAACACAACGCCACGATAAAATCCGTCGTATCGGTTTAAATTTAACTTTTTAACTTCCATTATTTCTTTACCCTATTTGCAGGAGATAGTGATGTAGGTATATCAGTATTTATTCCACATCTAGTTAATAAAATATTGCTCATATAACTGGTGCCAAATATATGGACAACCTTTTTGACCATCCAGAAACCCGAATGTTGATAAACAAATAAATTACCTTTGTTCAATGCTTCAGCAAATAAAACTTTTACTACGCTTCCTGGATAAACATCTTCAATTCCCCAAGTTGATATCCACATATTAATTGAATCATTAACTTCTGAATAAAAGCTTTGTCCCATCCTACCGGAAAAGTTATTTGTAAAATCATTGTTTCTGCCTAAATAACTAACACTCATATTACTTGTATCGTCCGAATCAACCAAATATTGTTTAGACAGTGAAGGTGTAGAATTTATATTTAAGTCATTTGTAGTGACATAAGTTCCGGTTTCATAATTAAAATATCTGTAATTTGGGGCCGTTGAATTAAAAGACGCCCTAAACTGAGAATTATCAAACACGTGAAACTCCGAAACTGGATAGTAATCTTCAAATGGATTCTGTCCAACTATAAATTTATGCGTTACTTCCGTTAATAACAATTCTTCCAAACTCTTAAAAACAAAAGTTGGTTTGCCTTTAGCATTTTTTATAAAACAAAAATAACAGGTTTCCCCGGACTTTCCTTCTACTACATTCTTCAAATAATACAACAAGTAAGAATTTGGCCAATTTAATTGTAATACTGTTTTAACATAATCAAGTGAAGACCCAACGTCTTGATTTTTTATTTCTAACTCATTTAAAACTAATTCTTCAATATTAGATTTTAAGTTTCCAGATAGAGATCTTCGCTGTAAAGGTGTAAATAAATTTGGGATATCCAACACACCGTCAACTTCATAGGTGCCTTCACTTACGAACTTTCTTCTTTTTACAACAAAGGAAAATTTGTTTTTTCTATCCAAAGAACTTCCACGTTGAAAAGCTATAGACATCCTATTAGAATTTTTGTCATACGGAATAATTCCGCCAAGCAATTGCGTAGAATCCTTTACCCTACATTTAAACGTGGGAACCAACCTATCTATATCTTGACAGATTGTTAACTCCTCAATCATGTAAGGATTCAGGTCCAGAATGGTGTCTCCAATCTTTACCTCTAGATTATAATTACCTGTTATCTCCATTATTCCCTGACTCTATACTTTTCTTGGAAATCATAAATATCAATGACATTAGGTATCTGCAATATTATTCCAGCTTCTAATTCTAATAGCGGGTTTTGTATTCCATTTACCAAAAGAACTATCCACCAAAATTCTACAGTACCGTATACACGAAAACTAATAAGTGCTGGGTCTGGAATATCCGCCGCAGTTACTCTATAGTATCCCGGTTGATATTTCATCTTAAATTGAGAAAGTGAATTATAAAGAAAATCCAATTCCTCAATACCATTTATTGTAAACTTGTTATAAAATTGTGTTCTGTTCATATGTACTTTTAAACCTTAGCTTTACTGGAATTGAGTACTCCACCTCGCAAATCACTTTGTGTTAGATCTGGAATGGAAGAAATTTGAGTATATGACTTCAATAAACTTTCTGCCGTTGGCATTTCATATGTTTCAAACGTTACTTCCGCTGTAGCAGATATAGGAAGACCATTTGCCCCCATTTTAATATCATAGCTTACACCACTAGATTTAACAATTACATTCCAAAATGTTAAAAATGTTCCAATTTCAATTAATATAAAATCTCCACCTCTACGACTTTCATCTATGTCGGATTGGTTTTTATCAAAGTAATTTTGTCCACCACCTAACAAATTCTTCCAAACAAATGGTGATGGTCCCGGCGGAATAAGTGCCGGTATTTTTGCAAACTCTTTTGTGGAGGAAGCAATTCCGCCAATTATATCTAAACTATTAGTTTCTGCATTCCTAAAGCCAGATGTAGCAGCTTGATAGCTAAATCCCTCACTCCCAGTAGAAGGATCTGAAGGTACAGCCATTGTTTGTAATAATCGACCTGGCTCAATCACTTCAGTAAAAGCATCATGAATGGCTTCAAACTTTAACTTTAATGTTACTGATATGGGAGAAGTTCCAAACCACATTCGTCTTGTTGTAGCACTTGTTATGGCCCCGCGATTTTCAACTCCTGCCGCGGTTGTCCCCAATTGTGTTGCTATATGAATAGTCTTCAAAATAGAAGTAGGAACTATTGGTTCCCAAAGAGACTCCACGTTTAATGATATGGCTTCTTGTAATGGAGCAACAATTGTACATTTATTTCTATAACTTGTTATCTTAACCAAGTATTCGGGTGGAATTCTTTTGCCATCTTCATAAAGATAACCATATCCAAACTCCGCCAGATTGAGCGATAATCTGCCCCTGGCACTGGTTGTACGAGATGTCGCCCGCTTACTCAGATCTATTCCATTCCTAGTTCCGCCAGTCGGATTAGTATTGCCGCCCAATGATATTGACATTAGTCATTCCCTCCTAGAGCACCTGTAGCAAAAGAATTAACAAACGGATCTGCCGAATCATTTGGATTTCCCAGTCCTGGTTGCTTTATATCAAATGCCGATCTTCTATTTGAATCTTTTGTAATCTTTATTAACTGATCCAAAGTTGAATTTAATTTACTTACTCCCATAGATAATTCTTTTGGTGAGTTTGTTGTATTACCTGGGGATGTTCTTAACATTTCCCTTTGTTCTTTTACTGTAAGATTTTCTGATGAAGTACTTGGAGGAGCAGCTATGTTTACGGAAGCTTTACCTTTGGGTGTTTTTACTCCCCACTTTTTCATGAACAAGGAATCAAACCAGCCCGATTGACCTTGAACCTTCTCTACTTCAGCTGCTTGTAATTGTTCAAATGCCCGACTTCTTTTTGATTCATCTCCAGACTTAGCAGCTTGCATCATTGTTCCTGCAATACCTTCGCGTATTGTTGCTTGTTTAGTTTCTTGCCGCTTTATTTCTTTATCCGCATTTGCTTTAACAGCAAAATATTCTCCGATTTTTCCTGCCAATTCAGATATTTTATCTTTAGCAAAAATGAACGCCCCGACTGTTCCTGCTATTGCTCCAGCAGTGCCAAGCAATGGAAGTAATGCAGACCCCAAAGCCAGAAACTTACTAGATAGTCCACCAAGTCCACCTTTTCCAGTAGCTTTTGTTCTTGTCAATAATTCTTTTGTCCACTTTGCCTTGTAAGCATCCTTATTATAAAATTCATATAACGCATTAACTGATTCTTTTTTTCGTTCTATTTTTGCTGCTCCACCAAAACCAAATCCAGATTCTCGAGCTGAACCAATTCCACCCAATGTTCCAGCATCTAATTGAGAAGACATTGGAGCTAATCTACTTGCCAACTTTCTTTCTTTTCGTTCACCTACTTTGTTTAGCAAACCTTTACCAAGACCAAATAATTCTCCGCCCAATCCTCCAGCTACTTTTGCCAACGGTGCCAAAGGGCCTAGCAATGCCGCTCCCGCACCTGATAGTAATTCACCAGCCAAACCATGTGTTTTTGGCATTGTTCTTTTTAGAAAAGGTAGGGCTCCTTCCCGACCCTTTTTAGCTTCCCTGCGTGCACCACTCCTAACTATTTTTTCTGATATATTTAAATCCTCAGGACGAACTCCTGTCGTCTCCTCTATATTACCTAATTTTTCTCTTAATGCTTTTATATCTTCTGCCTTTTGAACAAGCAAATCTCTACTATCATTTAACATTGAAACATGTTGAACTATTATATCAATATCCGCTTTATTAATAACTCCAGAATCAATAATAGAATCAATAATAGAAACCGTCCTATTAGTTAATTGAACGGAATTTTTTGATAACTCTTTAAATTCTCCTCGTTCATAAAGTTTATTTAACGCCGAGAAAAAACTAACATAATCCCTTTCAAGTTTCTTTTTCAAAACCCTAAAGGTGTTCATGTCATAAGCAGATACACCCGAAAGATCATCCATAAAGTACTTTCGGTGTTTTCCACCAAAAATATCTTTCTGATATTTGTAATTCCGTTTATATGCCATTTTATTTTGACTCTTCCTTTTCTAATCGTCGTTGTTCAAATAATCTATCATAATGCCAGCCCAACATTTTGGCATCCATATTTCTTTGATCTGTAACTCCAAACTTCATGTAATAAAGAAGGTTAAATTCACGCTCCATGAGGAAGTTGAAATTGGGTGAGATCCGGAAAGAATAGCTCAAGTCGAAAGGGAATGTCTACTTCATCCTCCTCCTTACATAAAGGATTGTCGCAGACAAATTTTGTAGACATAACTGGACCGTGAAAATATGAATCTTGAAACGCCAAAACTGTCATATAATCCTTGGCATCCATAGCATTTAACATTGCCATTTTTTGAATTATATCTTGTTCACTAACTATAGTCCTGGCATACCGATAAACCATGGCTTCTTTTGGATGTTTCTTAGCATGTCGTTCTGTTTCAATTTCATCACCAACAGTAAGTAATCTAAGATTAATTGTCTTACCGGATACTGGAAGAGTTATTGAAACTGGTTGTGTGAAGTTCTCTGGAAGTTCTTTAGTTTCTAAACTTCTTAAATCCGCCTGCACCTTTATAGGTTCTAAGCAATGAGAACAAATTGTATCTAAGCTCATCATTGGACTATATGTGTTAACATACTCCCAAAGAATCAGATACATTCTATCACCAAGTGTTAATTGTAAAGGATCAACTCCTTGAAGAACAGATTTTAAAACTTCCAAATAATTTCGTTCCAAATTAATTGGGTTGATTTGTGCCAGATAAAATTGGTCTCCGCCATTGTATGATCTGGCTAATACGCTATTGGGTTGAACTGGGTTTCCATTCCCGTCCTTATACGTTGAACAGCGTGATGGTAATGTTATGGGCAAAAATTCAGACATTTTTCTTCTCCAATTTATTTTATAAACTTATTCCGCCGGCAAGCCCTGTCACTCCCTTTATGGCACCTCCTGCAACACCTTGTACTGCATTTGTAATTCCAGCTCTAACACTCCCTATTAAACTGGATGGTTCAATATAATCTACATTTAATATAACCGTGGCCATCATAACACCCTCCTCAGTATAGGAAGGATGAATTTTAGGATGAGCCTTTGGAAAACAACCTTTTAATTCAAATCTACTTGCTTCAATCTTTGTTTGGTCATAAAGCATTATAAATATACTTGCAGCATAGTTTGATTTCGGATAGTAATATCCGTTCTTGTCAATCATCTTTTCATACCAAGCATAAAAATAATCCATAACCGAATTATCCACCGGTATCAAAAATTGTAATGTAACTTCGTCTATGGATTGAAGTCCAGCATAAAACCTTTGAAATGCCCCGTGTTGTCTAGTTGAGACTTCAGAGATTCTATAATCACCAAAATCTACATCCTGACAAAACTGGGATACCAAGTATCCAAAGGTTCCACCAAAATCTGTGGGCATTAGAAGGCCCCAATTGTAGGCCCTCTGTAACACCCAAGTTTTTGTAATTAAACTAGAACCTAAACTTGCTAAATCAAATCCAAAAGTTGGCATTTAGTTATGCCTCCTCCCAATAGTCATAAGAAAAAACGGTGCTATACATTATAACTGCTTCATCATCATAGGCAACAGGCACATCATCAATACTCTTTAAATATGCTCCGGATAGTTTTATAGACTTTATAACTGTACCTGCCATGTTTAAAAGTCTAAGATAAATATCAGTTTTGGTGGATATGTCTAATGCACCAATACCTGTTCTGGCATTTTGAATAAACTGCATCCATCCGTTCAATGCTTTAAATACTTCCTGATCCAATCCTTCTACAAATACCGCCGGCCAATCATGTGACATATTCAATTTACCGGGTATCCGAATTCCTGGCGTACCCTTGAACGGTATATTAATATCACCAAAACTTTTGCCTGGAATAACCGTGGATTGTGCTCTTACTTCTAAATGATCTCTGTTACCACCACCAGGAAGACTTGCAAAAACCACATCCCACAAATACACTCTTGCAGCATTTGATAGGTCCTGTTTCAAATTATCTGCTGACATTACCATATTATATTCTCCTTTACTATCTACTATAGTAGAATTATTTTATTGTTAACCTAATAATGCTCCCTGAGCTATTAACTCTTCAATGCTGGCACCAGAGGTTGTTGGTGTAACTCTTAATCTAATGTATTCAGCTGCTCTAGATGGTTTAACAAATACATCTACTCTTAACTCTTTGTTGTCAATAATAGCAGGAGTATTATTTGTTTCATCACAAACTACATGGAAACCTTGGTCCCCACCTTCTGTTTGGAATGCACCTTGAGCTGAAAGCAATCCCAAATAATTATTTAACATTGCAGTAATTCTGAATCTTGTCAAATCATTATTCGGTTCAAACACATAAGACCTTAAAGCTACTGACATGGCCTTTTCTATAACAATCAAAAGACGTCGAACATTAATATCGCTTAAAGCAGATGTCTTCTTCTGTAATGTAACCTGTCCCCAAATAGCATGACCTTCCCCGCGGAACGTTTGCAATGGATTTATTTGTGCTGGATACAAAACATCTCTTTCACCTTCTGTAAGTGTTTTACCATCTAACTTAGTACATGATAACACACTATTTAGAATACCACGATTAAAACCGGCAGGGGCAAACCAAACATTGGCCACTGAATCATTATAAGCGTACTGGGCCGCCGCTAGTCCTGATGGGGGTATCCGTAGAAGTAAATCATTGTACTGGTCATGCACTTCTGGCCAAATTGTATATAATGCACAATAACTTGAATTAAAGTTTTGTGTTGTATTTCTGAATGTTAACATACTGGTAGATGAATTCGTACTGGCATATGGCATATCAAGAATAGCAATGCAATCCATTCTTGCTTCAGCAATATCCCGAATCTTTGTCTGAACTGTTACACTTGTCTCGCCACCATTAATAAGAATTCGTACATCCACATCATCTGGATTTTCAAATTCTTCCCAACCAAGGGTTAAATCAGAGTCAGATATTTCACTTCCGTCACTTCCACCAGAAAAATCAAGTCTTACAGCTTGAGCTGTTGGTAAAACTGTATCAACAAGATCCACATTATCTTTTACAATAATATACGGACTGATACCATTTATCTTATCTTCCAAATAAAGCTGACGGCCAAAACCGTCTTTCTTTTTCTTTCTGGAAACTTTGTAAACTTCGACCTGAGCCCAATTACCATCTTCATCCTGAGTGTATACAACTATCTCAAAAGTATATTGGTCTGTAACAACAGCTTCGGAACCAGTCTTTACATTCCGGACAATAACTCCAATTTTGTTATTCCAATCTCCTGGATTCACTCCCATAATTTGGAACAATTGGTCTTGATCATATCCTGAAGCGGCAACAAATGAGTCGGATGACTGACCCGCAGAAAATGCTGCATTAGGAAAAGATGAGCCGGACTTCATTATGTTCACTCCACCCCAAAGAGCTCCGTTTTCAACTCTTAAGCAGTAAAGTGTTCTACCTTGAGACAAATAGTTCAACGCAGAATAATGGAAAAAATGTCCTGACGAAGGATCTGGTATTCCATATTCTTCTATAAACTGTTGATTACTTGAAATTAATCGAATGTCATTTACATCACCCTTAGCAGAATATCCTACGATAGCTGCTGGAGCTGTTGCAATTTTTGGGACTATATCAGATAAGTCTCTCTCTTGTGTATATACTCCGGGGCTCAATCCTAATGTCATTTTATTTCTCCTTATTCAAATCTTTTCTTATCGCAACTCTTTGCGTAATTTCACATCTATAACGAATTGCTCCTTGTAATGTTTTCCATTAGGAGCTAAATAATCTCTCATAAGAATACAGGTGGTCAACCCTTTTCTTTTTGTATCCCATATTCCAAACATTTTATTTAATCTGTCATCAGTAACCTTTTTAAGGAACTCCGATTTTGTTATTTTTTTCTTTCCCCAGGAATGTTCCGGGTCTTTATGATAATACGTTACTTGACCCCATAATTCTAATCTCATAATCCAGGCTTCAAATGTTACATCAAAATCACATGGTCGAACTTCTGGTGTAGCAAGTTCTGCCCTCATCTGATTCATCTGCTTAACTGTAAGAGCTTCTGAAAGTTTATGCTCATTTACATTTTCTAAAGTTTTTAGAATTTCATCAAACATTTAATCTGCCTTATATACAACACCGTCTGCTGTAGTGCTTGTTAAATTTTCTGTTAGGCTTATTCTTGTTATCTTTATAGTAGTACCTAATACGACTATGCCCAATACAGTATACACTCCATTATTGTCTGTACTACCTTGAATTATTATTTTATTACCAATAGTAAAGTCTGAGCTTCTATCCTCACCTATTACCACATAATTGGTGGTTGTATTGACTTCCTGTATTCCATATAAAGATCTTCTAAAAAATCTTAATGCCGATTCTAATTCCGTATCTTGATTTGAATCTTCAACAATTATGGTACTGTAATCTGTATCTTCCAAACTATCTTTGTCATAAACAGTTAGCTGGATTTTATTAATTATGTCTTCGCCAGTGATAGTTTTAAGAATCCAACCATCTATTTTAACCGGCATTCTATATCTAAATATAATTCCCTTTTCATATTTTTGATCATATGTAGATTCATCAACAATATCACCAAAATGTAGATCAGGAGTTATTTCATATGTATCTAAATATGTTAAAGTAACCTTTGGATAATCTTGCTGCCAAAAAATGTATTCTTCAATTGCTTCATACAGTTTGTCAATATCTTTTGACCAAAACCAAACGTCATATCCTATGTCCATTGGTTGAGCTTTTACATGAGTGCTTTGGTCTAACCATAAACCTCTTCTTGCCAATGGCGTTCTTTGTCTTGACCAACTTGGACTTAAAGAAGATCTGTAAAAGGAAATAAAGTCAAGAAAATTTTCTTGTCTATGCTCCGCCATCTCCCTTTGAGCTATTTCAACTGGGGCCTGAACTATTGCATCCTTTTGCTCTAAATCAGCGATACCCAAGATTGTTTTAAACCTTGAATAAAGAAGAGCCTTTAACGCAATATCATATTCTTTTCCAATTGAAGCCATTTATACTTTTCCTAATTCTAAAAGCATTCTACAAAACAAACTTAACACATCTTCTTTTAATTGTAAATCTAAACCAAAATCTTCCATCCATAATTCAGCAAAATTTTCAGGTCCTACTTGTGGATCTTCCTTTATCTCTTTTAAGTAATCACCCAGTAGTTTCTGAGCAACAAGAAGATTTCCTAAAACCTTGTACTGATTCTTAGGAGTACAATTTAGATTTAGACGTATTCGTTTCATTCACTTCCCCAAGGTCCGTGACAATTTTTACTTTTTCTTTTACTTGGTTTAGGTTTTCAACTTGAATGTTATTAAATGAACTTCCAGGAGATAACGTTAGTTTAGAACCATTACCAACAGAAAGTTCTACATTCTCATTGCTAATGTTTTTTATGGTTTTAACGTTCATATCTTTCCATATCCTCTTCTTCATTGTATTCGTCTTCTTCATTAAAGTCTTCCCTATTGACTCCGCCTCTAACAAAGATAAGATTTTCAAGATTAGATTCGTCCATATCAAGCTCATTGGCCAAATCAGTTAATG